GATAATCGCTATTACTTCGGGGGTCCGTTGTCAGCCGCTCAGGATCGGCTATGGGGAATTCCCGTTGTGGTTTCCTATCACGTGGCGGATGGTTTTGCCTATCTGGCTAACTGGAAGCGGGCACGATTGTTTGATCGTCAGGCGGCATCGATTTCGATCTCGGATAGCCACTCAGATTTCTTCATCAAGAATCTTGTGGCAATTCTGGCGGAATTGCGTGCGGCATTTGCGATCACCCGACCAGCGTCATTTGTGAAAGTCGATTTGACCGCAGTCTAATTTGATTGAAAAAGCTGGGACGGTTTTGGAACCGTCCCAGCGAGAGGAACGGTGATGATAGAAAAAGACAATCCGATCATTCGGGTCGTGTTGGATAGTGGCAAGATAGTCTGGATGAAATTACAGGATGCTATCGACGCTGGATTGATCGAAGCGACGGAAAAACCGATTGAGGATAAAAGACGGGATCCGCAGGGACACAAAATGCGGAAACGGGATAGGCGGTGAGTATGTTCTGCACGGTTCAAGATCTGGAAAATCTATTGCAGGTTGATATCCCAACCGAAAAGACCACGAGCGCAGAAGCGGCAATCAAATCGGCAACCGAAGCGATCCGCAATTACTGTCATCAGTATATTAGCGCAAAAACCAATGAGACGCTTTACATTGACGGTAACGGAAAGACACGGCTATTTCTACCCGAATTACCCGTTACGGGCATTACAAGCGTTGCAGATGGCTTAGAGACGCTTACAGCGGATGACGACTATAAGCTGGGTCAATACGGCGTGCTTTACCGTTTGGGTGGAAACGTTTGGACGGAAGGGATCCAAAACATCAAGATCGTTTATTCTCACGGTTACGATCCGATCCCAGATGACATCGTTTCAGTTTGTGCGAGAGCGGCATCCCGTGTCTATCAGGCGGGATTGAAATCCGAAGCAATGAACGGGATCGCGGTTCAATCGCTGGGGTTGGGTGACTACTCGGTTACCTACGGTCAGGAAAACATCGGTGAGGGCTACGCTGGGGTCAGCGGCGTTCGACTGCTATTGATGAGCGAAAAAGATATTTTGAACCGATACAGGTTGGTGAGCCAATGATCGAGACTTTGCTAAATAAACGAATCGAGGTTCACTCATTGGTGCGAACCGATGACGGTCAGGGCGGATGGACGGAATCCTATCAAGATTCGGGCGTCATTCTATCGGGTCGGGTTCGACCGAGATCTGCATCGGAGCGGGAAATGGCTGGATCCGAGTATTCAGAGATCAGCCACGTGGTTTACACGCTTTCTCCACCGAAACGCGGCAATCGCTTGGTGATTGACGATTTGACGCTGGAAGTGATTGCAGTCCGCAATCCGTCTCTCATGGGTCATCACTACGAGATCGATTGTAAAGAGATCCAAGCGGGAACATCGCTTACTGGTTCATAGGTGGCGGGGAAATTTTCTGATGGCAACCGAAGTATTCATTACCAAATGGGATCCGAAAGTCGTAAAAGCCTGGATTGCCGATATTATCGAGAACCGAATGGATGCGGCGGCAAAGTTTGTTGAGGATGACGCACGGCGGCGGTTGTTGGCAATCAAGAAGCCCGACACGAAACGCGACGTCAATTATCGCAATTACTTGGCTGGCTGGATCCTGACGCATCAGGTCGAAAACGATGGAAAAAAAGTAAGTGGATTGATCGGGATGAAGATCGGTAAAGAGGGTCAGAGGCATCACGGTTTTTACATTGAGACGGGATCGTCAACCGCACCAGCTCAACCCTATTTGAGACCAGCGTTGATCCAAAATGCGAGGGAAATAATGAGGATTTTGACAGAATGATTACAAAAGCGATTTACCAGAGGTTAGCGGGTGATGCGACGCTGACTGGGATGCTATCGACGTATAAAACGAAACCAGCGATCTTTACGGTGGATCCAGCACCAGAGGATGCCGAATTCCCGTATATTGTTACGGCGGGTTCACCCGTCCAGACACCATACGACACAAAGACGTCGCAGGGGCGTCAAATCTGGCGGGACGTCCGATGCTATACAGATAAAAGCGGAAGCGCGGCAACCGTCGAAAGTATTGCCGAGCGGGTTAGAGAGCTTTTGCATCGGCAGAATTTATCGGATACCGCGTTCAGCACGATTTGGGCTGAATGCGAGGGACCGACCGTTGCGGATGACGGTGAGAGCTACGGTCGGATTGTAACTTTGAAAATAACGGTTGTTGAACAATAGCAACTTAATTAAAAAGATGGAGGTTAAAAATGAGTTTACCTATTTCAGGATCGGATGTATTGCTTTATGTGGGATCCAATCCCGTTGGATACCAGAGGGACGTGTCATTTGAGGAAGTGACAGAGGAAATCGATGTCAGCTCCAAAGAGGAACGAGCCAAGCGGGTTCTGGCAGGTCGTTACAGCTCATCGGTGACGCTGGAAGCGTTGTTTGTCCCAAACGATATTGCTTATACGGCGTTGCAATCAGCCATGCGTGATGGTACGACCGTGACGATCGCTCGTTACAAAGACGGGACAGAAGTCGAACATGCAAACGCGATCGTTACCAATTTATCGGAAGCGTACCCAGATCAGGAAGGGGCAACCTGTTCGGTATCTTTGGTGGTCGATGGCGAGTGGGCGACACCAATCTAATCGGTGAGGAAATGAGATGAGTGCGAGAAGTGAAAAATTCATCAATGCGGGTGATCGCGAGGTCAGGATCCTATTCACCAATCGAGCGATTGCAGAAGCGGAAGGGCGGCTGGGAAAATCGGTTATCCAGCTGGCAACCGAATTTGACAAGGGCGGAACGGGCGTGAGCGAAATTGCGATCCTGTTACGCGCAGGGATGGAAGCGGCGCGGCGTGAAGATCGTCTGGGCGGTAATCCTATCTCACTCGATGACGCTTATCGGGTTCTGGATGAGGTCGGATTTACTGACGTTGCAATCGCAGTAATGACAGCGATCTCGGAAGTGCTCAGTTATAAGCAGGATCAGGAAAAAAACTGAATCAGGAAACCGAACCATTTACTTGGGACGGTTTCCTGACCGAAGCACTCAAAGCGGGGTGTTCTGTTCAGGAATTTTGGGACATGACACCCAAAGAAACTTACCAGCTCATCGAAGCTTTTGCGTGGCGACAAGACCGTGACTATCGGTTGCGGATCTTGCAATCTTGGCATACGGCGGTTCTATCGAGGGCAAAACGGATCCCGAAGTATCAAGAGCTGTTACCGAGACAACCGCAAGAATTGACCAAAGAGGAAAAGAGACGCAGGAAAGCAGAGTTTGAAGAGATCGTAAAACGGATGGATGAAAAATGGCAGAACAAGCGGCGTTAGGTGAGGCAGTTGTCGCAATCCGCGCGACGATGGAAAAATTAGACGGGGATTTGAACGCGGCGAAATCCAAAATCGGATCCGTGATGAACGGTATTACCCAAACGCTGGGTAATATTGGCGCATCTGGATTTGGGGCGTTTGGGGCAGCGGCAACAACGGCGGTTGGTGCAATCGCTGGCGTTGGGATAGCTTTGGGAAATATGGCAAAGAACTCAGCTCAGGTTGAGGGATTGCGTAACGCTTTTGAAACTCTGACCAAACAGGCGGGGTCATCGGGTGATGCGATGCTCAAAGCGATGCAAGAGGGATCGGGTGGCACGATCGCGGCGCGAGACTTGATGCAAAGCTATAACAAAGCGGCATCACTGGTCAGCTTGCAATTTGCTCAGGATCTACCCAACTCGATGAAACTGGTGGCGGCGGCGGCGGCGGCAACGGGTCAGGATATGGGATTCCTGATGGATTCACTCGTTACGGGCGTTGGTCGGGTCAGTCCGATGATCTTGGACAATCTCGGTATTCAGGTTTCTTTGACCGATGCGGTTGAACGATATGCGAAAGAGACGGGGAAAGCGGCAAGCGAGTTATCCAAAGCAGAACAACAAGAAGCGGTTCGATTGCTGACGATGGAAAAACTCGAAGAGAAATACGGCGCGATGGAAGGGGTTTACGATACGGCGGCGGCTAAGTTACAGCGACAACAGGCGGCGTTTCAAGATGCTAAAGATGCGATGGGAGCGGCGTTTATGCCAGTTCTTACAACGGTTATGGAAAAGCTCACCGAGCTTGCCAATACGCTTTTGCCTATCATTGTCCCGTTGGTTGAGGATTTTGCTAACGGGATTTTACAGGTAATGAGCGTTCTGGAACCGCTTATCCCGATTATTACCGAATTTGCAGAGCATCTCGGTTATGCGCTCGAATTATTTATGGGTGGCTGGGAAGTCGGTGCGCTCTACAATTTCGGTGAAGCGATCAAGGAATTGGTGACGAGCGTATCCGAGATCCTACCCGAAATGGTGACTTTCGGGATGGACATTCTCTTTGCGATTGTCGAGGGCATCATCGGGGCAATCCCGTCGCTGATCGAAGCAGGTTTTCAGATCGCGATGTCTTTGGTAGAAACACTTACGACGCTTTTACCTGAGATCATGATCATGGGTATCGACATTTTATTGACATTGGTTGAAGGAATCGCATCAACATTGCCCGAATTGATACCGACCGCTTTGAACATCGTGATTACGTTGATTATGGCGTTGATCGATAAACTACCCGAGATCATCCAAACGGGGATTGA